GAATTTTGGAAAGAGTCTATTACTTGAACTTTTGTATATGCAGGATACGCATTATACGCATAGAACGTTCCAGTTCTTGGATAATTATTATTATCTGTAATGATGACTCTAAAACCAACTGATCTTGATCCCCCAACATCTCTATAAGAGTCTGTTTCTGTGCTAAAAAGTTCTTTATTTCTTTCTTGGGTTATTGTATACGATAACCCTTGATAATCTTTTTCTTGATAAAGAATTGTTCCAGCATTGTCGAGAATTTGAATTGTAGCTTTTTGAGGAAGATCGATAAATGGATTCTCCCAAATTTGTTCTTTGGAGGCCATTACTCCACCAGTTGGATCAATATACTTCCATCTGAATGTCACATCTGCTGACGTAAAGTTGCCTTGACCATATCCAGATTGATGCGTTAAAGTATATTGTAAACTTCCTGTATCGGCTGTATCAACTGTCATTCCGCTAACCAATACTCCTAAAGCAGTATTCCCACCTATTGATAATGTAGCAGATGGCAAAACAACTAAACCAGTTTGTTTAGGATCTGTTGATAATAACTTATATAAAACTCCTTGAGAATAAATATCAAAATCATACTGACCCCACTTTCCATTAATTGGAACAGTTAATGTTGTCGTTCCAGAAGCAACTGAATAAGCTTCTGTAACTGAATCGACCTCGTTTGATAAGGTTGAATAATCTGGACGACTAACATAAACTTTGTACCCTGTAATTGGGCTATTTGTTCCAGACCAAATTAAATGAATTCCCGTATTGCCATAGCCGCTGACGCTTGCAATACCAGAAGGAGGATTTGGCTTTACTACTATATCATATGGCCCTTGGACATAGTAACTAGGAGAAGTGTCCATCATGTCTTTCTCAACAAAGTTTTCTTTATTAGGCAAATATTCAATTCCAACTACAGAGTATTGATTAGCTTCTTCTTCCTTTACGCCAATTGTTTTATAAAGCTTTGGTTCAACGCCAGAGCCACTTAATACATATAATGAACCCTCGCTCACTAAATCAAGATGCTTTGGATTTGTGTCTACAGAAAGGTTGTAAAAACCTCTAGGATAACCAGTTCCATAAACTAAACCACTATAACCAATTCCATTATCGGCTGACAAAACTCTTAAATCACTTTGACCTAAAGTTCCCGCTCCGACATAAACTTCTAACCCAAGAGATTTGAATGCATCTGAAACGTGCGTTGACGTTAATGTGGTGCCAATGTAAACCTTTCCTGTACCATAAAAATTTTCTGGTAGACCTACCGTATAGTATCCAAAGGAATTTCCTTTAGACCATTTTGATTTGGCTGAACTGCCAGCATCATAATCCGCTGCGAAAGTAGTCGCTGATTTTGTGTGTGATTTTGTACAAATATAAGTTTCAGAATTTACTTTAACAATGTTTCCTACTGAGTATTCTCTTCCTGCTACCCACACATCATAGTTTGAGGCGCCTTCGTTTCCAAAGTCAGCTTGAACAAATGTATAATATGGTCTTAATCTAGAGAAAGCAAGTAAGTCGCGATATGTAAATAAAAGACTTCCTGTATCGCTTGATGTTTTCGACGCTCTTTCCAATATGCGATAATTACCTTTAATAAAAGCTGCAAGATATGAACCTGCGGCGCTAGAATCTGCTCCTAATTTATATATTTCAGTAGCTGCATAATCAGCAAAAAAGGCTGGAACACTTGTGCCATAAGTTATTGGTGAGCCGTTTGAAACGATGACTATTACATCTCCAGCACTTCTTCCAGCGACAAATGTAGAAATATCAGCTAAAGATGAATTTGTTGAGCTTTGTGCTGCCAAAGCTCCAGCTGAGTTTAAAGCAATTGCCGTAAGATTTGCCGCTGTTGATCCAACTTGGCTTCCATTTACATGAACAATGCCATTAGATCCAGAAACATAACACGTCCAATTTGTTTCTGTTCCAATCAATTGTCCTGTCCCAGCGGTTCCAGAAAAATCTATATCAATTTCGCAATTAGAAAATACACCTGAAACTTCTGCAAATGTTAAAGAGTCCCATCTTGGATTGCCACTAGCAACTGTATAATCTGGAAATGTATAAGTAGATCCGGTTAAGGTTGTCCTGCCTGTATAAGAAGCTCCAGAAACTCTACCTTCAACTGGATAAACATCAACTACCGCCGATTGCAATAAATAGTCTCCAGTTACAGTTAAAGTAGCTCCATAAGCATCATCAGTTACAGTATGTAGATTAAACTTTCTTGTTTGTCTTTGCCTTCTTGCTCTAATTTGTTCAAGAGTTCCAGTGAACCCACCGTCACTGCCAGTCATTGAGTTTAAATCAGAAACTGAAAAATTACCAGATGGCACATGTATATAAATACCAGAAGCTAAACCACTAACAAACTCTCCGTCAATTTTTAATGTTTTCGCATTCTCATCTACTTCTAATATTCTACCAAACGTTCTTCCTACGTTTCTGATTTCGTCGCTAACCCCAAAAATATCACCTGGTTGTAAATACGCACCTTCTAATCCAGCTACAAAAGTAACTGTATCAGATTCAAACATTGAGCTAAAAAGAATATATCTACCGATTCTTTTGGCTTCTGAGCGCGAGGTGCATCCAGCGGCATTTACTTTAAATGGATTTAAACCGTAATTTCTAATTCCATCAACATCTTCAACAAATTCAACTTTTGTTTTATATTCGTCGTATTTATCGTTATAGGTAATCTCTACGCTTGTGTATCTTTTATTTTTTGCCGTTTCTGTATAAACGAAAGCTCCATCTTTAACATTAGCGTTGCCAAAATACATTAACGGTTCTTTGTTTTTATCAGCAAAGAACGAGAATCCTTCTGTATTCCAATAAACTATTCCTTTGAATATTGCAGCGATATCTTGTAATACCTTATAAGCCTCATCTTTATTATAAAAAATTATGTTACATGTATATCTTGGCTCAAGACCACCCTTGCCATCTGGCACTCCTTTAAATTTACCATTATCTTCTACTGCATCGCAATACCTTCCAATCTCATAAAGCGTCCATTTGTCAACGGACGCGGAATTAAGATAATTACCTAATCCATAATTATAGTCAGTAATTATGTCATAAAGAATCCAAGCTGGATTGTCTGTCCAAGCCATTTTAAATGTGCCGTCCCAATCTCCGTAATAAATCTTATTACTATCGTAAAAATTGTCATCGCAAAATTGCTGCAATGTTATATCCGAATCGTGAGCTAAGTTAAATTTAGCTCCACCACTATCTTCAGCTAATTCTCTTAAAGTTCTTGTGCCGGACCTGTCAGGATCAATATTAAAGTAATATAGCTGTATTCCATTTTCTCTGGCGTTATTTAGTAACACTTGATATGTGTCTGCGCTCATAGATTCTGGAGCGGAGGCAGAGAAATATACTACTTTTCTTACAGTATTTACCCACAGTTTTTCTAAAGCAGTTTCTTCAGAATCTTTGCCGACTTCATCAGTGATACTGAACTGGCTTTTTCTTAAAAAGAAATTAGCGATACTTGTTTCTGATGGATCGGTTACTGGACTTAATTTTGTAACGCTTAAAGCGGCATCAAGCTGTTTGATTAAATTTGTTTGATTTGCGCCAGCGGAATCTGGAGTTTCAACTTCAGAAAAACTGCTTGATCCGTAGTAAGTAAACCCAACAATAGTTTCTCCAGTAGCTTGGTTTACAATTGTGTCTGTTCCAGAAGCAGCAGTTTGCCATATAGAAAATCTTACATTAGTGTAGCCAGAAATTAATTTATAAATAAATTGTTGCAAATTTCGCTTTAGAAGATTTCTGGTTGCCGTATTCATGTTTTGGTCAACCATGAATATGACATCTAAAGTGTTCGGGTTTGCTGGATAATCTGGATTGGAAAAAACATATCTTCTGTCAAGACCATTGCCGCCTATTGGAAAGTAATTAGAAGGTACTTTAACCTTCTTCATTTTTACATCATATTGTCTTTCTGGAATCGAAGACATTGAGCGAGAATCGAACTTTAAGCCGACGTGCGCTGTCAAAGGATAGGAAAAATTTCTATCTACAATTTCATAAATACCATCAATTGATACATCTTTTTTAATCAAAGGAGATACTGTCTCTGCGCTTATCTTTTCTACTGTAATAAAGCGATCTCTGCCATTTACTGAATCTGGCAAAACAATTTCATCAGATGAAGTTAATGTCGATTGCGCTACTAAGTTATTTTGGACATTAGACATATTTTATTATAAATTTTAAGCTGTTATTGTAAAGCTTCTTGTTCGGTATAATTCTTTTTTAGGATCTTCTTCTGCGCCAGAGAATGTTAATCTTACTGGATTGTTGTCTGGAGATGCTGCATCTATGTATACATAATGAGTTCCAATACTAAGTTTTTGAGTTATATCGGCGGAAATTATAATTGTAAAAACGCCAGCAGAACTTATATCCGATTGTTCCGCAGAAATTTGATAAGCAACTAAATTTTTTTCTTCATTTTGAATACCCATGTCGATTTGAGCAATTATATTTATAGCCGGTTTTGTAATATTTGTTGTTCCGTCTGTTAAAATATAAGTAGCTGTGCCAGAAAGAGTTATGGCTTGACCTCTACTATATGATGATGGACTGATGGCATTAAAAGTAGCAGTGGCACCATCTCCTACAACACCAGGAGAATAAATTATTCTTTGCGGAGCAATTGGGAAATAATCTTCTCTTTCTCTTTTTCTTAAATTATAAATAACCGGCAATATGCTAGAATAGTTTCTAGCATTTATTTTTGAAGCCAAAAGCTCTTCGTATGTTTTTTCTAATGGCATATTATTCTTGTTGTTGTCCTAATAGAAATTGTGCTTTATTTTGAGTTGGATCGGTTGTTACAGTTCTGCTACCGCTAGATCCAGAAGGGGCAGAACTCTTATAAGAAATTCCACCGCCAATAGAGGAAGCTGAACCCATTGTTGAAGGCGAAGAAAACTGGCTGAATGATTCGCCTAACATACAAGCATATGGACTTTGAACTGTACCAAGCAATGAATAGTAACTAACTACCACTTTATCGGAACCTTCAACTCCAACAGTGACCGCGACTTTTAATTCAGTAGACCTGCTCATTCCCATTTTACCAGATTGTCCTGCGCTAGTTCCAACATCTACTGTATCAAATAAAGATTCAACTATCATACTGACTTTTAATTTTTTAACATCTTTATTTTTAATATGATGAACGTATACAAACGGATCTTTGGAATCTGTTGGAAACCCAGTAGCCCAACTTGAAAAGTTTTCCTGTGACTTTCTTCTTAAATCTCTAACGTCAATGCTGCCATCTCCTATGCCATTTCTCATTTCCTCGTTATTGATTGGTCCCAATAATTTAAAATTAGCTGGCCTATAAATATAAACATTAGTAAAGTTAGCTAAAGGCTTTTGATTTTCTGTTCCCAAATTAATTTCCATCACGACGTTTCTAAAATTGTATTTGCCGTCGCTATTCATAACTGGCGTTTTATTTAAATAAATACCTTTTAACATATCTAAGCCGTATACTTTTTTACCAAATTGATCTACTAACCCATAAATTGGGCCTTCGCATAAAAGATCGACAGTTTCAGCAATAGAAATAGATTTTAATAAATTTTGCATATCTGGAGGCACTAAAGCTGGAATCGGTGACGAACTACTCCCGCTGCTATGCCCTCTATAAAATCTATATGGATTTAATATTTTCATTATACGGAGCTAACTTTAGGTGGAGAAATTGGATCTCCCATATTGCGTTGAGTTGTTGTTGTGGATAAGAATGCAATATTTACTTTAACTGGAGAAGAATACAAAATTTGTTTGTTGTTGATATTAACTTTACATCTGTATCTAGCTTTATAAACTGAATATCCTTCGCTTTTGACTCCATTTATAGTTGG